AATGAAAAAGAAAAGAGATTGGTTAGAAAGAGAAATAGATAAACATAATCATAAATTAGAATTGATTAGAACTATATTACCAGTTATAATCATTATATTACAGGTAATAATTTTAGGAAAAATAGTATGAAATACAATGAAGATAAAATAATAAAAGAAATACACGACTATATTAAGGGTACTTATGGTGAACATTATAGTACCACAGCAGATGGTTTTCAGGTTCAAGATATGTTAAGACACCTGAATATAGATAAAGATTTTTGCCAAGCAAATGCTATTAAGTATCTTTGCAGATATGGTAAAAAAGCAGGTAAGAATAGAAAAGACTTGCTTAAAGCAATTCATTATGTTATATTATTAATGTCTAGTGAAGACAAAGATGATATAAAAACAAATACAGGTGATATAGATAGTTTCAATGGCTCTTAACAAACAACAAAAATATGAACTTGCTTTAAAAAAGCATATCAAGTGGATGAGGTCTCTAGGTTTAAATGTAGATGATACAGGTAGAATTATACCAACCACTAGATACAGAGACGAGGGTTATTACCCTACAACAGATTTATCAGATGTCCAACCTGGTCCCGTTCTTTCTAATCATATAGGACCAGGTGGCACCAAACAAGACAACTCTTGGAAGATAGAAGAGTCTAAAAAATTTACAATCGTGCCAGCATATAACAAAGGTCCCTATATGGTGGTTTCTAAATCAGACTTAAAGACAGCAGGAAGGAAAGTCTAATGAACGAAGTATTAGCATTGATTGATGACCTAAAAAAGGTAAAACAAAAGTTGGTGAGTGGCGACACGGCCGGTGCAATTAAATTGATTGACGAAACGGTTGCTTATAAAGAAAAAGAGGTCAAGGAGTTTGAGACTTGGCTAGAGGAAGAGCATAAACTAGAACAATCTGGAGTTGAAGAACAATACGATTTACCCTTTCCAGAGGGGGTACGGTAGTACGTGAAAGTGTTGATTCGTCAATCCTGGTGCGTCCTAGACGCTTTAAATTGTGCAAAAAGCGAGTAAATACGTGATTTATTGGAGGCTTGACATTCCTAACGTTTTCCTTTATAGTAAGAACTATTAACTTGGGAGGGTTATATTATGTCGTTTAATTATACTAAAGAAACATTATTTGCTGAGTTTGATGTGGCAAAACAAAAAGACATCAAAATGTCCAAAAAGAAATCACAATTTGATAAAGAGAATGACAAATTTGATAATAGAATTCAATTCTTCAAAGACCATATAAAATTAAAAAAAGAGAAACCACAATACTATTCTAATGTAGATGTGAATTTTGACAAATTATTAGAAGCGTGGTCTAGTCCTAGTCCGATTGACCACTTCTATCAATCAGTTTTTGGTATGTCATATGCCGAAAAAATGAGAATCACCGAAATTGAATTAGCAGAGAAGAAAGCTGAGAGAGGTTTAGGTGAGTAATTATTTAACCAACCAACAGATAGAGGAAATCGTGGATAAAGTTATATCTAAAGTTTGGGAGAGAATTTTAATGTGGGCTATGGTAGTATTCGTAGCATTTATATTAGTCTCTTTAGAACTTAACAAAGCGAAAGCTGACGAAGCAATAACGCCTAGTGAATTTAAAGACGCTATTGTAAATATACCAAGTGCTGTATCAGAATTTGGTAAGAGTGAGTGGGAAAAAACAAAAGAGTACCAAGCAGAGTCTTGGGCAGATATGAAAGCACAATTTGTTTCTACAAAAAACAAATTAAGTGGTTTCTTTAGTAATTTGAATTTAGATTAATGCATAATATAAAACAATTTTGTGATAAGATAGATTCTGTGAAGAAGATGGCGGACGATTTGAGGAAGACTTCGCCATCTGACCACACATTAAGAAATAAGATTGAAGTTATACAATCAGATTGCCTATTATTAGCAAAAGGCAAAGTTGATGGTGAATTTTTTGAAAATATAAATGATTATGAAAAACACATTGATAAAGACAACCATTATGATTATAATGGTGTTGACATTAACAAATTGTAGTACCGTAAATAGAACACACGTTGGTGCTATTTCTGCTGGTACATCTACAACAGCTTTATGTGCAAGTAGTGGTGTTTCAGACCCATATGCTATTGGCGCTTGTGCAATTACAGGTGCTTTTCTTGGTGCTGAACTATTATACAATTCAGACAAAGACGTTCATAACGCAGTATTCGTAGACCATTTAAATACGAGTGGTAACGGTTCAAGTTATACAAACTGGTACAATGCAAAAACTGGTAATTCAGGTATAATTCATATAACAAAATCATACACACAGGGGCCGTTGAAATGTAAAGAGTATGACCACACAATTGATATTACAAATAGTTGGCCGTTAATTGGTGTCGGAGGTGTTAATAGAGAAGTTGTATTTGGTACCGCTTGTCAAATGCCTGATGGTCAATGGATTAGGAAACCGTAATGAGTGAAGTTATTGATAGATTAAAAAAAGAAAAAGAAGAATTAGAAAATGAAAAAGAATTGACTATGAGTCAAGAAAAATTAGACCATATAGATGAGCAGATTTTTGAAATTGATGATAGTTTAAAAAAGTTAGGAGTTGTGAATGCTTGACCCATTTAATAATTTAAGACGATATATGACCTGGACTTTTGTGTTAATTGTATTTTTAATCATAACAGGTCTTGCAGGCGCTAATGAGAATGGCGATTTATCAGGTAAAGTTTATCCTGTGAGTAAAGTTAATATATCAAAAGTAGAGGATATATTAGAACGAATAGACCAAGTTAATAATGATACCGCTGTGTATCATCAAAAAATTAGACCCTTGGATCCTGAAGAGACAGGTGGTCAATACTGCTTTATTAAAGTTATCATCAAACAAAAAGGTGATACTATAATAAAAGAAGAGGTTATGGAATGTGCTGATGGTAGGAAGAAGTTTGATGGTCCTAGTTATTGGGAACTTTTTGCTATGTTCTATTATCACGATATTAATAACCCTAATTACTGCCGAAAATATAGTAGGCCGACACACGCCTTTAAATCATATGGCGAAATGTGTCTTAAATCTAACGGAAAATGGGAGGTAAAGTAGTATGATTAGAAATTTAATCATAGTTGCTCTTGCGCTCATTATAATATATGATGTATCAAGTGACCAGGCGTTAGGATACGTTCAAACCACGCTTGACTTTTTACAAAGTTTAGTATATGATGTACAGGAGAGTAAAATAAAATGATGAAAAATAAAGTGAAAATTGTAGGTGCTTTAGCAGTTGCGTTGATGTTGAATGCCTGTGCTGGTGGTACATACAAAATTAAATCTGAAAACGGTAAAACAATGAATACCGTACCGAAGTGGTATATGGCTGATTTCAATGAGAGAAAAGCTTGTGATACTTCTATTATCGGTAAGGGTAAAGATAAGTTATGTCTATTTGGCGTAGCGACAGCCGTTTCACCAGACCTTCAACTTGCAATAGAGAAAGCTAAAATGCAGGCGAAATCAGAAATCGCTGATATCGTTGCAGGTGAAATGAACAAACAATCTAAGCAGTTTATTACCGAATTAGGTAAGACTCATAGTAAAACAACCGTGACCGAAGTTGAGTCAACGTTGATTAACATTATCAAGAATACACCTGTAAGAGGTTATGAGATATGGCAACAAGACGTTACCTTAACAAAGAATGGTTATTATAGAGTCTGGATTGGTATGAGATTACCACTAGGCGAATATAATAAGATGTACAATTACACGATTGAGCAGGCTATGGACGCTTATAATGTAAAAGAAAAAGCTGATATCGCTTTTAAAAAAGTATTAGAGCAAACTAATGACAATAACGGTATACAGCAAAACTAATTGTGTCTATTGCACGAAGGCAAAGGCCTTGATAAAAGGCCTTGGTCTTGAATACGAAGAAAAGACACTAGAAGAAACTTTTGCCGGTGACCCTGGCAAAATGATTGATGACATTGGTAAAAATGTTAGAACTATGCCACAAATTAAGATTGATGGCAAGTTGATTGGCGGATACAATCAATTAGTAGAACACTTTGCTGATAAGAAAAAAGTAAACTTTAAGGGAGAGATAATAAGTGAATGATGACAATATTATATTATTTCCTTCCAGTAAGATTAAAAGGAAAGTACCTGTCGGTGAGAAACAACAATCTAAATTTGCCGAAGAACTTAAAAATAAACAGACTAAAGACTTCGTTGAAGCACTAGTTGATGATATAGGATTTGATTTACTAAAAAAATTTGTTGACGCAGGAATGAAAACTAACCAACTTACATTTACAAAAGACCTTGCAATAGTTATTGACGCTATTAGAGGTCTAGCATACAGAGATTTTGGTATGGCACACCCAGCACAATTGTTAGGTGAAAAAATGGTAGACTTAAAAGTAAATAAAGATGGTAATTTTAGAACTGCTAAGATTACTTATGATATGTTCTTAAATAAACCTTTAAAACCAAAAAATGTTTTATCAAAGGACATTAAAAAAGAATTAGACTATCTACGAGAAGGCGGGGACTTATTTGAACCTGATTTTGACCTAGATGACTAATAGTAGGCATACTCAATATGCAACAAAACGTGAGGAGGAATTAAACAATGTTTAATTTTTTATTTAATAATAAAGAAGGAGAAGATACAATGGCAAGAGCTAAACTATCTAAAACTGAAAAGGTAAGAAACCTTTTCTCTAAAGGTTCAGATGTTTCTTGGAAAACTTTGAGAAACAAATTTGACCTACAATCACCTGCTTCAATGGTGATGAAATTAAGAAACGAAGGTATGATGATTTATGAAAATAGGTCTTCAAAAGGCGTTTCTTACAGAGTTGGTACACCAAGCAAAGCTATCATAGCTGCTGGTATTAACGCTGTGTTCGGTAAGCAAACTGCTTACTCAGCATAATCAAACGACAGGAGACAGGGGCCCTAGTTGCCCCTGTTTTCACATTTTGGTAACAAAAAGGTTTTTATGAGTACAGATGATACACAACACGGAAGAGACACACACGAACAAGATTTAACATATGAGAACGAGCAATCTACGGTCACTATACCTTTGAAAGAATACGATAGTTTAAGAGACCAAAGTAAGTATATTACAGACGCTACGTTAATTGCAACAATAGATAAGATAGAGTTTTTTGTAAAAGAATTAAGAAAACATATAGTAAGAAAATTATAATGAGTGAATTTACAGAGGGAATATTTGAATTGTTAAAGAGACTAATTAGAGGGTCAAGCATAATGTTGGCCGTCATATATACTTTAGGTCATATTGTAATTGCAATGACCGTGGTAACACTATTAACAGGTGCTAGTCTATGGGAAGCAGGTGCAGTTGCATTGATTGAACCTAGTATAAATGGTATATGGTTTTATGTATTACACTCTACCTGGAAAAAGTATTATGCCAAATAAAAATTATGCAGATACAGATAATTGGCATAGAAATGTTAGAACAATAGCAGAGCATAGTAAGGATAAACCACTAACAAGAAAGGTAGATACCTATGAGTATCAAGACCTTGCAGATTGTATTAGAAGTGACCAAGTACCAGCTTCAGAGATAGCCGAGATATTTACAGACAAGGCATTTTACAAATGGTACAAGAAGAAATACTTTACTAAATAGGTATACGAATTGGAGAAAATTATGGCAGAAAACGATAAACAAATTATGGAACATCAATCAAAATTAGGTATTATGCCTAAAGCGGCAATGGATTCAGGACAAGGATACGTTGGCTCTGGACAATTGTTGATTTCAGAAATTCTAACTAAAGTTAATAACGCTAAAGATAAAGCAAAGAAGATTCAAGTCTTAAAAGATTATGACTCTAATGCTTTGAGAATGGTTTTAAAAGGTGCATTTGACCCTAATATTAAATGGTCATTGCCAACTGGTACACCACCATATATGGCTAACGAAGCACCAAAGGGAACTGAACACACTCTATTAGAAAATGAGGCAAAAAGATTGTGGCATTTTGTAGATGGTGCTGACCCCGAAACCACAAAAACACAAAAAGAAACTATGTATATTCAAATATTAGAGGGTCTTCATAAAGAAGAGGCGGAAGTCTTATTAAATATGAAAGATAAGAAATTAAATAAGGTATACAAAGGTTTAAGTGAATCAGTAGTCAGAGAAGCGTTTGGTTGGAATGAAAATTTTGTAAAACCAGAACAAAAATAGAACATTTTTCACAAAAAACGTTGATTTTATTGACAAAAAAGTGCTTGACTTTATCGCACCGGTGGTATATACTGACCCTATAAATATTGATATAGGAGAAATACATTATGAAAAAGTTGATTTTTATGTTCTTTGTGTTTTATATATGGTCTTATGCCATATTTAACGCTACAAGAGCAGACGCAAATGAGTATAACACGGCTGTTATAGGTCACATTATACAAACTAAAGTGAATGGCGGTTCTGTTGACACCTCTGTACTAGAGGCAGAAATGCATAAGTTGGCATACAACTTTGCTACAGAAATGTCTTTTGTTTTACAAAAACATTTACCCTATATTCTTGAAGGTATTGCTTCAGAATTAAGACAAGAATCAGATAGAGTATATAAATGTAAATTACTTGAAGGTAGCTCCTATGAATGTAAATAACATATGCCAAAACTTACAAGTAAAAAACTCAAAGTCAAAAAACTCATCAAAAGAGGTGTAAATGCTTCTGGCGAGAGACAATATAAAACTACCTACAAAGCAATCAAAAAATATTTTAAAGTCATCAACGAAGGAATGTTTGGTGGCAAATTATCACCATTTAACGAAGTTGAAATCAAGAACTTGGCGAGACAAAAATGTGTCGGTCAAGTCAACATATTGGAGTGGAAGAGAAAAGGTACTAGAAGATATCATCTTGAAATGTTACCAAAGTATCCTAACTTTCAATACTTTCTTGATACGTTGTGCCACGAAATGGTACACCTATATCAAATGCAAAATTTGGGCGACACAGGAAACCACAATGAGTTGTTTTGGTCGTTTGAGAAGAAGGCCAAAACCCTTGGTTTAGGGTTATAACAAGTGAGAGGAAACTTATATAATGAGAAAGACAAAAGAACTAGACCATCATTTAAAGCACATTATCAATAATGTGCCTATCAAACTAGAGAGGTTTGAAGATAGCAAAGAAAAAAAACTATGCTACTATACTGGTAATTGGGCTACAGATGTAGCGGCTAATTTTACCGAAAAACAATCAGAAAAAATATTTAAAAAAATGGCAAAGATTATGAACAATAATCCAAATGTTGTATTCGTACAGAAACGTATGAAACCAATAGAAGTTGGTACTTGGTCAGAGTATGGTGAACAAGAGGCGTCCACTATATTAGGTTATGAATATTACGCAATAAAGAGGTAGTATGGTAAAGAAAATAAAAAACGAAGTAAGTAAAAAATTACCAGTTGTCTGGTCGTGGACTAAAAAAATATTATGGTCTGTATTAATATTATCAATTGTATATGGCGCAGGTACATTTTATCCTAACCCATTAGCAAAGAAGTGGGCAAATGAACAATTAAGACAAGAGCATACTAAATGGGCACAAAGTTTAGGTTTATATCCACCAGAAATGAGATATACTAATAGAAAAGAATTTGTTGAATCAGTAAATTATTGTGTTGACTATTTAAATTTTACAACACCATCAGATAAAAGAGTGCCGATAGAAATGATTGTAGGTCAGGCAGTATTAGAGTCTGGTTGGGGTAAATCAAGATTTGCCAAAGAGGCAAACAATCTATTTGGTATCAGAGTATTTAAATCAACAGCACCACACTTATTACCATTAGGCGTAGATAAGTGGCAAGGTTGGGGTGTGAGAGTGTTTGAAACTAAATGTGATTCTGTAAAAGAATATGTAAGATTATTAAATGAACACCCAGCATATGAAGACTTTAGAAAAATGAGAGCAGCTATGTGGGCAAAAAATCAAAAGTTAGACTCTAAAAAACTTATCAAAACATTGACGGCGTTTTCTACGACCGAAGATTATTCAGAGAGAGTCATTAATATGATGAACAAAGTTGAAAAACTACAATCATCTAAAGAGTAATAAATAATACTATGTTCGGAATAATACTAACATTTTTTAGTGCGATATCTATATCTGTTATAGCCGCTGGCTATTCTATTGTAGGTTTAGCAACACTATTCGCAGGTGCAGTTGTACCAATTATTGCTATGGGAAGTGCCCTAGAAGTTGGTAAACTGGTCGCTGCTAGTTGGTTATATAATAATTGGCGTAATAGTTTAGTGCCTTTCTCCATAAAAATGTATCTAACTTTTGCAGTTATTGTATTGATTTTTATAACATCAATGGGTATTTTTGGTTTCTTATCAAAGGCACACCTTGACCAGGTAAAACCAACATCAAGTAATGCTATAAAAATAGAACTTATAGATAAACAGATTGAACAAGAACAAAAGATTATTATAAGGTCACAAAACACACTAGATAGATTAGACAAGGCTCTTGATGTTTATATAGATAAAGAATATGTATCAAGAGGTCTAAAAGAACGTAAGAAACAAAAAGAAGAGAGAGACGAATTAAACTTGTCAATCAATAATGCTAGTGATAAAATTAGTGAACTAACATTAAAGAAATCAGAATTAAAATTAGAACAAGATAAGATAGAGGCCGAAGTAGGACCTATAAAATATATTGCAGAATTAATATATGGTGACGAAGCAAAAGATTATTTTGACCACGCCGTGAGAGGTGTAATTATGGTTTTAATATTTGTATTTGACCCATTAGCAGTATTACTATTGATAGCAGCTAACATATCATTAAGGACTTGGAAGAATGCCAGAGCAGAGAAAAAGAAAATTGAAGACGAAGAAAAGAAAAATGCAAAACGCCAAAAAGATTGGCAAAAAGAAGCCGCTAATGCAAAAGCTAGAGCGAAAGACTACCGAGATAAGCAAAAAATTTATAAAGACTTTTTTGGTAAACTAGGTAAAAGAGATTTAAAGAATAGAGACTATGAAGATTTTTTTAGAGAAATGGGAACTAAAGAACTTCAGGATTTAGGTCTGGATCCTGACGCAATACGAATCAAACTAGACCAGATAATGGAGTGGAATGACCCGAATATTAATACTACTAATAATAAGTAGCACATTAATTGGTTGCACCAAAACGGTCTGTATTTCAGACGTAGAATGTGAAAAAATGGTTGATTGGAAAGACCCTAAATTCACGTTGATGAGAACCATTATCACTAATGGTGCCAATGCAGGTAAATAACGCTTGACAAAAACTATATAATGAGGTATAATGAGACTATGATTATGACAGATGATATTAATAAACTTATCCATCCAGATTTACAGATGAGGCGTATTAGAAACGCTGAAGATAGATGTAAGAAAGCAAATACTGATTGGGGTAAAAACTTTTGGTATAAAACTTTTAAAGCATTATGCGAGAAGTATGATAAGATGGACTATTTTAGAAAGGCAATACACTAGTGAATATATTTTATTTACATAAAGACCCGGTAGTTGCAGCTCAGATGAGTTGTGATAAACACGTAGTCAAAATGATTTTAGAGTCGGCACAATTATTATCTACTTGCCATAGAGTACAAGATGGTACAGAGTGGTATGATAAAACTGCCAATGGTCGTAGAATTAAAAGGTGGAAACACCCTAATAAAAATATAGACGCCTTACTATACAAAGCAGGTTGGGTAAAACACCCTAGTACAATATGGTTATTTGAGTCTGCTTACAATTATATGTGGTTGTATAAACATATGATGGCTTTGAATGAAGAGTATAAAAAAAGATATAATCATACAGACGACCATATTACAATTCAAAAACTAGGTGAGTTGTTAAGACACCCACCTAAAAATGCAAAAATAAATAAGATTGCAACAGACCCACAACCAGCAATGCCTGAATATTGTAAAGTTGATGGTGACGCTGTAGCTAGTTATAGAAACTACTATATACTAGAGAAGAAAAGATTTGCTACTTGGAAAAGTCCAGCAAAAGTACCAGATTGGTACAAAGAAGGTAAAATTTATGGCAATGAAGAAGAACAATACATCTAAACATAAAATTTACGAAAGAAATCCTAACACAGGCGTTATAAGATGGCGTTATGTAGGTGAGTCACCTGATAAATTCGGTTGGCCAAATTATGGTAGAATATTGAAGGAGAAAAAAAATGGCAATAGAAGAGCATAACAGACAAAATATGATTGAGGCGTTAAAGAAACACGCTGAGGGTAAAATAGCCAAGCATAAAGCAAATGTTGAAGTTGCATTAAAAAACTCAACAATGATTGGTGAACACTCTGATATTATAGAATCTGTTGAAAAAGAAATACACTCAATTGGCAGATACAAGGAACAACTTGATGTTATCAAAAAATATTTTGAACAACAAGACCCTTTTAAGAGTCAAAAATAGTGAGTGATATGTTAAGATATTTGTGGGGTGTTATTACACCTTACTTAATAACTGGTATAGTTATAGCGGCTGTACTATTAGGAACATTTTATCTAGGATATATATTTGCAATAGATATATTTGAGTTATGGTGTTTTAGAACGGAGTTACCAAGTCTATGAGTGAACAACCACAATTATTTGAAACTGAAGACCAATATGGTAATGATATAATACAAGGTCCTAAATTAGTTAAAAAGAACTTGACAACAAAACAGGCAATGATTGACCCTAAAAATCCTGATACGGTAGGTTCTAGTGCCTGGAATTTAGGTAATCATACATTAGCAATATGTTTTATTATGTGCCTTGTCTTTGTTGTATATGCGAGTTATCAGTAATGCCAACATATACTTTTGAAAATA